AGCAGCAGAAGCTAGTGAACTGATCAAGGAGGCCGGTTTTTTTAACGATATGTGGCAAGGGATGGAAGGTAAGGGAGAATATTATAGACGAATGAATTCAAATTTTGTTGATAAATTGAAAACTTTACAATTTCAACTAGATGCAATGAGTAAAAGACCTCAAGATGTAAAAAATACACATAAACAACATATTCGTAGTGTATATAATAAAGGGCGTGACGAATTGCAAACATATGAAAATCAAGCTGCAAATGGCAGTCCTTTTGCTTCTAGACAAGTTAAATATATACAAAGAAAATGGGAAACTGAGGTTTTACCAATTATAACCTCAGTAGTAATAGCAAAAAATCCGGCAGAAGTACAGCAAGCTGCTTCGCAAGGAGTTAACTCTTTAGGTCAAATACTACAAAAGCATGATACGGCAAAGCAACAAGCTGAACTTGGAACAGCAGAAAATCCTGTTACTCCAGAAGTTGTAGAAGATGCACCGCAAGATCAAGCAAACGCTACTGTTACCCCTGATGCCGCAAAAGCACAACAGCAACAAGCACCGGCTCAGCAAGCAGCACCAGCAGCAAGCATGGAGCAAATTATGCAAAACATAAATCAACTACAACCACAAGAAATACAACAGTTGATACAACAGCTACAACAAGAGCTTAACAGCAGGACGCAACAAGTCCAAACATCAGGATGGGAAGGATTGCAACAGCAGCCCGCACAAACGTCACAATATGGAATAGGATCAAAAAACCAGCAGCCTGCCCAATTTACTCAAAATTTGGGAGGAAAGCCATTAGCAGCAAAGTCGTATTTCCGTCTAGTAAAATAATAAAATAAAGGATATTTATTTTAAAGTAGTAATATGTAAATATAGTTTTTCAAAATTACCGTAGGGACTACGGGAAGGGTTTTTTATGATAAACCCATAGCCTCGGAAACTGATAACTTGTAAAATTTCCTTATTTTTAAGGTTAAGTAGGATTAAAGGAATTTTTCACTTTATAGTGAAAATAGTTCAATTTAAAACATGAAAATAAAAGGAATAACAAAATTAATCTAATTTTCCAGTATTGGAAGATTTAAATGTTAAGGAGATAAAAATGAGTAAGGAATTTGGTATCAAACTATGTTCAAACACTATCAGTCTTGGTAAAGGTAAAACTTTTGAAGACATCATTCAAAAAGTCGCTTCCGAGAATGGAATGATGACAAAACTCGCTTCGAAAGAAGAGAAAGATGAAGCCGATTCTAGTGGTCAGCCTGAAGCTGAAGCCAAACTTGTCAATGAACCTAAAGTTTTAGACGAGAAGAAAGCAGACGCTGAAGAAGTTACCAAAGAAGCTGGCGAAAAAGGCATGTGCGAATGTGGTAAGCCTAACTTTATCTGCAAAGGTAAATGCAAAGGTGAATCCAGCGACAGCGATGATGACAAAGACGATGACAAGAGTGATGATAAAGACGATGACGACGATAAAGAAGCATCGGCAGACGCAGACGTTAAAGAAGCTTCTGGTAAGAACGAAGACGAAAAAGCCGACTCTTCTGGTCAGCTTGACGTAGAACCTCTTCACCAAAAGGGCGAGTCTGAAAAGGCTGGCGATTTAACTGGTAAGAACAAGAAGACTGAAGCTGGAACGAAGCCTGAGTTTGTTAAAGTTGCAAAACTTAACAGCAAAACAAGAAGCTTCTTGCAGACATACTACTCTCAGTACTATCCATCTGAGTTCGTAGAAGCTCTTCTAGCCGAAAAGTAATCAATAATTAATAGGAGTTTACTATGAGTTTTGTTCCCAGCGGGAAGAGAAAGCGTATGGTCGCTCAGACCAATATGATGAGCGACGGTAATTCTTTCGGCAATTTTGAGACTGAAACCGAGATCCCTGACAATTTGGGATCTGCGGGAGATGATCTACAGCCACAGACCGAACAGATTCCACAAGAACAGTCAACAGATGATGGCGAACCAGATTTAACAGAGTACATTTTTAAAACTCTTGAAAAATTTGGCTATCCTCCAAGAAGGCTTGAAGAGTTCGAAAAAGAATTTGTCAACGAAAAGATATTTTCAGGTGGAATAAGAGAAGTAGACGTAGTTATCCCAGATAGATATTATGGAACAAGAAAAAGAATATCAGACAACGATTTTAATCAAATAGTCAATGATATTCAAAATAGTTTTGGATTAACTTTTAGCGAAGCTGAAAGAAAAGACAAGAAAATTAATATCAGTTTCACGTCACAAAAAAAGGAAGAAGAAGATGATGTTCAATTAGGCGACGATTTAGATGATGTTTACGGTCCATCAAAAGATCGTAAAGGAAAGAAAAAGGCAGCATCATCAGTTGAATCTATAAAACACGCTGAAGATTTATATCGGGTTATTTTAGAGAGAAACCCTGATTTAAGACGACAGATAACAGGAGAAGGCGAATAATGGCGTTACAAAGACATAATAAATCTGGGTTAATAAGCTTTATAGATAAAGTGATAGAATCCAAAGCAGCAGAAGCATCAGCAGAAGCTACCAACGCAGAACCGCTTAAACCCGCCCAAAAAGCAGACAACAGTTCTGCGATAGATAATAGGGCTGGTTCTATTTTATCAGCAGGCAAAGGAAGTGTTACTGATTTTGGTGGACCTTCCAAATATATTGGATCTCAAACATCAAATAGTATTTGGGACTCTGGAGTTATCGAATCTTTAGCTGGAGAACAAGACAATGGCGAAAAGATTAAAGAAGAAAATCTTCAGTTAAAATCCAACAGAAATGCTATCAAAGAAGAAAGACTTGACAATATGGCTCAATCATTACAAGAAACAGATATGAGAAAAGCTGATAGCGTTGCTAGTTCTGGTGAATTCAGTGGTAGCAAATATAGTATGCCTCAGAATAATATTAGTATTTTTGACAGCGAGGAATTCGAAAGAGTCCCTGAAAAAACTGCTGGCGAACAACTTGAGAAAGAAGTCGTAAAAGATGATACATGGAAAGATATTAAACCGGCGACAAAAACAAGCGATCAGTTTAACAAAATGTTTGATAATATGACAGATAATGAAAAAGAATAAACAAGCACAGTTTAGCAATCCGCAGCTAGATCTTTTTGAAAATGTTACACAACAAGCTCAAGAAGCAGGAGTAACGTTGCCAGATGACATCGGGAATTGGACACCACAAGAAATAGCTCTTTGGGCAGAAGAATTGGGTTTTCTAGCTGACAAAGGAATTAAAGTTATGGATCAGGTCGAAGACCATGCAAACGCTCAAAGAGATTTAGCTATACAACAAGGAACAGAAATGATAGCAAAAACAAAAACTTTTAATCTTAAAAAAGCACAGTTCAGTCCATCTCCAGATGAGTATGGAATGCCTGATCAGGGTGGCGAATTTGCTCCAGATCTCGATTCAATGCCAGGACAAGATCCATTTGAAGATGGACTTATGGGAGATGAAGACGGAGAGACAATCTGGGCTGACGCTGCTGATTTTAGAGATTGGTTAGATCAACAGACTGATAGATCTTCAGCGACAGATATAATTAGTGGAAAACTATCCAGTACCTTCGGAGAGGCTGTTGGCGAAGCTTTAGAAGCATTTTACGAACACGATCTTAGCAGACAAGCAAAACTGACAATAGCAAGTGGAATTTATGAAGAACTTCCTGATGAAAATAAACCCGAGGAAGCAAATATTGATGAAGGAATTATTCCTGCCAATTATAAACAAGTATCTGCTTTTGTTAAAGATATGGATAAGCAAATTCAAAAGATGGCTCAGCAAAATTCTAAAAAATCATACAACCTAACTAAAACAGCACAACATAAAGGTGCTGTTGATAATATGAATATGTATGGACCAAGCGAAACTAGAATCGACCCATTCTTAAGACAACCAGTTTCTGATTATCACATAGTTGAGAGAAATAAGGGTTTTGGATTAGTCGTAGATGATATTTGGAATATCGACTGGGAAACAATTTGGCGTGGAACGATTATGGATAAATATAGTCGTCCATATAAAGATAAAGATGGCAATTGGACTGGCGGATATATTCAAAAACGTTTCGAAGTTGACAAATGGATTCCTGAAGAGAATAATTTGCAACTTAAACCTGGTCAATTGCGTAAGCCTTATATCGCAAAAGAAAGAAGTACAGAAGCTAGATTAGAAGCCATGAGAGCAGAAAATGATAGAGGTTACGAGCCTGCATCATCAGGAAAGCCTTATAACTGGTCTAAAGAAGCTTCATCTAAAAAAAAAAGCTAACTGAAGCTCAACTCAAAGATAGAAAACCCCCTGGATCATCATACATAGATGGTCCTGGTGCAACTGAACCCAAAACTACATGTACGATGTGTGGATCAAATCTTGCCTCCGATGCCCCTATGTGTCCTAACTGTGGAGCAAATTCAACACATAAAAATATTGGAGGAGTAACTCCAAGAAGTCCAGCAGACAAAGGAAAACAAGTTAATCCATATAGAGATGAAGGTATCTTTATACAGAAAAATACTCCATTTACTCGTGCAGCAAACACTAAACAAGCTGGAATCGATGAAGAAGAGAAACCTAAAAAGAAAAAAAAGAAGAAAGAAAGGCTTGGCGATTACAAATCTGATGAATTTAAAATGTGTAAAGATGAAGTTATGTATAGTGATGGCAAGAATTACGACGATACAGAAGTAGAAAAATCTTGTACAGACTTAGCCATTGATGGTTAAGCCAATTTGGAGGACTTATGCCTATCAAAAAACTTTCACTACTTAAAAAAGACACTCAAGGAAAGAAAGCCTTGATTGCTTCGACAAAGGGCTATAACACTGGAAATGGAAATGGCTATCAAAATAAAAGCGGACTAGTTAGTAGCCTTACAGCTAATATGCCTATAACAAAATGCTCACAAATGGCTGGGTCAGGAGCATCCGTTATCTGGACTCAACCTATGTTCTTTAGCCCACTTCACACTCCTCAGAACTGGCAAATTGCATCGAGGCGACGAGAAGTTTATCAATGGAGCTATATATGTGGATATGATGGAACTCCTTGCGATATAACAACTTACGATGGCTCTTTGAAGTCGATCAAATTTTTCTTTGATGAGGCGAATGACCTTACTTCTTCGTGTATTAGGTCTATAGACAGCAAAGACGCCACAATCGTTCAAGACGGACATGGAAATATGTCTCTTCCTGATAAAGCCTCAAAACATAAAGTAAAGAAAAAAGCAAACAAGATCAAAGCCCTTGGAATAGCAGAACCGCTTTCTCTAACAAATGATCATGATTGTATTGTTATAAAAAGAGAAGACATTCAATGTCATAAAAGCAAATGGAATAAGAAAAAATGCGTAGTTGATCATGTTGCTCCTACATGCGAAAGACATAAATGTAAAGAATGTATAGATAAAGAATATAAAATATCAAAAATTAAAGCTAGAAACATAGAAAAAGGCGATCATATCCTTGTTCCATTCAATACAGATATAATTCCTAGTATCATTGATGATGAAGATAAAGCTAGATATGCAGGTCATTTAGCTTCAGATGGATGGGTCTGTAGTGGGAACGATAACAAAAAAAGCTATGCTGGCATCTGCATGAATACAGATGAAGTAGAATATGTAAAGCCGTGTATTGACAATGTATATAAATCTTTAGGAAGTAGTCAAACTTATATTGGGACACTTAAACATAGTGATAAAGTAGTTTCTTCTTGCAATGCAACAAAATCTGTTTATAATTTTGCTTCTCAACTGGTAAAAGGCAAAGGAGCAGAGAAAAAATTTACAGATCAAGTAACACTATTAAATCCTAAACTTCAGCTTGATGTTATAGGGGCATACATACAATCTGACGGATCTTACAATAAGCAGAACTCATGCGTTGAAATTACGACTTATTCTCGTCATCTAGGTAATCAATTAATGCTCATGTGTTTTAGATGCGGAATTCTTGCTAGATTAAATAAACAACCTATTAGTAGATCTAAAAAAACCTTTAAAACAAAAAACACGCATAGATATATCTTAAATATTTCTTCTTCTGATTTAGAAAAACTTGCAGAATATGTCCCTGGAAAATTAGACGAATTTTGGACAAGAGGAAAAAAAGATAACAGAAGATTTTTCTGGAAAAATTTTGTTGTTTCTCCTGTTGTATCTAATGAATCATTTGATTATGAAGGAGACGTATATGATATAAGGGTTCCTGGTTCATATACAGTAACTGCCAATGGTATCGCAGTTCATCAATGTCGATTTTATTATGACAACGAATGCAAAGTAGCTGCTGCTGTAGATTTCTATGCAACATTCCCAGTCAACGGTTTTAAACTTGAATGCAAAAACAAAAAAGTTCTAAAATATTATGAACGTCAAACTAAAAGATTAAGAATCAATCATTGGGCAAAACTTATTAGTCATGAGAATTTTCTTATTGGTGACGTTTTTCCTTGGGTAGAAGTAGCTTGTAACCATTGTGGTGGAAGTGGAACGCTCCCGAATGGAGAATCATGTAATCACTCTGGCGGTTCCATAAGTAGAATTGTTATACTCAATCCTGATTGGATTGAAGTACAAATGAACCCACTTGTATCTGAGCCAGTAATAGCTTTAGTTCCAGATGAAGAACTAAGAATGATTGTCCAAAGAAAAAGACCAAAACAGATTTATGACAATCTTCCTCAGAGACTGATTGAGTTAGTCTCTACTGGTGCTCCTATACCCCTCTCTAATAGGTCTGTAAGCCATATTAAGCATAATCCTAGTCCTTATGGGGCATATGGTAATCCATTGCTTAGAAGGGCATTTACTGTCCTTGCTTACAAGACTAAGTTAATGACAGCTAACTGGATTGTAGCTGAAAGACTTATTCTTCCTGTTAGAGTTGTGAAAATAGGAGACAAAGACAGACCGGCTGTTCCACAAGACATATCAGACGTTTCAAACCAACTCTCTGCTGTTGCAAATGATCCTAATTTAACGCTAGTCACTCACCATGCATTTGACTATAATTGGCACGGTGCGTCTGGAAAGATACATAACATTAGCAATGAAATAGAACAAATTGGGAAAGAACTTCTTGATGGATTTATGCTGAATCAAGCGTTACTCAATGGAGAAGCAGGTAGTTATTCGTCAGCACAGGTTGGCGTCGAAGTCATGATAAGAAGGCTTGAAAGTTGGCGTGCTTCTTTAGCGGAATGGATTGAACAGCATATTTTCCTTCCTATTGCCATGATGCAAGGATTTATTGATGAGGAAGAAAGTAAAGAGATTGGCGAGACTGTTTATCTTCATCCAACTATAAAATGGAATGATCTACAACTTAGAGATACTTCTAGTCAAAAACAAATGCTTGTACAGCTTCATGATAAACAGCTAATATCATCTCAAACGTTGTTAGAAGAGTTTGATTTAGATTATGACCAAGAAATTGAGAGGATAAGGGAAGAAGCTATTATGGTCGGTCCAGGTGGTCAGATGGGTGGTGGAGGAATGGGTGGAATGCCTGGAATGCCTGGTGGCGATATGGGTGGAGGAGGAATGCCGGGCGGTATGGGAGGAATGCCTGGAGGCGATATGGGAGAAATGGGCGGTATGCCAGGTGGTATGCCAGGAGGAATGCCTGGTGGTATGCCAGGCGGGATGGGAGGAGCACCTGGTATGGGAGCGGCAGCAGGCGGTATGGAACCTCCATTAAAAGTTGAAAAAAGAGGCAAAGGCAACGGTCCTCAAGAACAAGCTGAACCTGAAGTTCAACCTATGCTCAAGCTTACAAAGCTTGAAGGAAGAATGTACAAAATGCTTATGGACCTAGGATTACCGCCGCAGTATAGAATGTTTGCGCAATACAAAGTAGCAGTCGCTGGAGAGCAACAACCGTATGTTATAGATTTTGCTATTCCGAATATAGGCATGGGCATCGAAGCGGACGGTTCTATCTGGCACGATCAAGCAGATTCAAAAGCTCATGACGTTCAAAGAGATCAAAAACTATCTAATATTGGTTGGAGAATTTTAAGATTCAATGAAGAGGCTATAGAAGAACGCATTGATGCTGTGCGAGATGTTGTGATAAAAAATATTAAAGACGCAGATAAACAAAGGAAAAATGCAAAAGATGGTGAAATAATTAAAATAGCTAATGAAATCTCAGAAGGCGACCCTGCTAAACTTATATACAAAAAGGTTGAGCTAGATGACAATCTGGGATATATGTATTTAATTGGGACATGATAACATTCAATCTTTTAAAATTTGCTAGTAGGAAAAGAATCCGTGACAGGGGCATCCGTTGGGATGAAACCTATCACGAAAGATCTGCTCCTCTTAAAAAACGTTTTGAAAAAGAGATTGGACCCGGTTCGTATCACAGATGGGAAGGACACGACTATACGACTAATTCAGATTATTTTGTTGTAGTCGGACCAGCAATCCAAAAAAGTGGTCAAAAATCCTTTTTTGCAGGAGTTAAAAAACTTCCTCCAAGATATAAAAGAGAAAAGGTGAAAGCTTATGCTCCTAGTGGAAAATACTTTACTAATATTTTATCTGCTTTGAGTCATGCAGTAGAGATGTGGGGAATATCATTTCCCAAGGGACAACCAAAATACGATGAAAGTAGTTTAGCCCCTGTTGAAATACCTAGACACATTAAAGGATAATTATTATTTTAAAGGATTTTTTACTGTATAACGAAAGATAAAAAGAAAATGAGTACAGATAATACGCCTTCAACGGTAACGATAAACGAAAGTGCTAGAAAAGCTAGTGAAAATGGACAAGCTCAGGGGAGTTCCACTAAGGCTTTTGCTGGCGTGATCTCACTGTTGTTGGTTATAGCTGGTGTCTATGCCATGATGAAACCGATGAACCAAAATTTAGACTATATGAGAGCGGACATAACAAAAATTCAAAAAGTTATGGCTGATAAATGTGAGATTGAAAATCAGATGGAAAGTATTAAAGAGATAATGCTAATTAGAGATACAGAGCAGACCAAAAATATTGATAGACTTGAAATAAGACTATCGGAAACTCTGTTAGAAGTCGCTAGATTGAAAGAAAGACTTAAAATTAAATCAACGGATTAACCTATGTTTTACTTTTTGAGGAAATAGAAATGGGACTTGTAATAATTGCTGGAGTTGGAGTCTGTTGGATTCTGATTACTGAACCTAAATGGCTTACCAACCACTGGTATCACTGGATGAGATGGTGGGACGATTAATTCAATTATGTTGAATAATCTGAATATTTTAACCACCAACAAACCGCTACTGCTTCTATGTACTCATTCAAATTGATACTAAAATACTACAGTTAAAAAAGGACATAAAATGGCTTTTAACAAAATAGCAACAAACAATTTAACTATCCAAAAAGTAGATCCTCTAAACAGACCTGATTGGACAGAATATAATATGAAGCGAATTAAAACTGCTTCTATTATGAAAAACAGAGAATCTGATTTAGGCGGTTTTGATATTGGTTCTGCTATTCACAAACATCCAGAACATTTATTTGTAAAAATATTTGCTATCAAAAAAGATGAAGTAAACGACAATGGAGATGCTTTCTCTGAGAGCGAGTTAATTAAAGCAACACCTTCATTCGTTGGCGTTCCTGTCTTTTGTAATCACCAAAATGATGATATAGAAAAGGCAAGAGGCATTATAGCTCATGCTTGGTATGACAAAGAAATGGGTGGGATATACACTATCGCAAGAGTAGATAGGGTTGCGTGGCCTGATTTGGCTAGGGGAATAGAACAAGAAATTGTCACAGGTTCCAGCATGGGAGCAACTCGTGGAAACGATCTCGTACTAATGGGAGACGGATCAAAGAAGAAAGTTAAAGAGCTTAAAAAGGGAGATACAGTACGAACCCATACAGGCAAAAAAGAACAAATTGAAGTTGTCTGTAAAACTCAAGAACATGATGAATTATATCTTGTCAAATGGAATGGAAATACAAAAGGATTAGCTTTAAGTCACGAGCATCCATTGTTAGCAATTAAATCAGAAGATATATACTATACTAATAAATCTAAAAAACTATACAGAAAAACTCCAAGTGAAATTAGAGATGAAATAAAACCATCATTTATTGAATCTAGATCAATTAAGCCCGGAGACTACGTACTTGAATATGTTCCGCAAAAAGAAATAGTAGTAGATGAGATTAATGACGATATTGCCTTTTTGCTTGGATTATATGCTGCTGAAGGATATATAAACGAAAAAAGTGTAGGGTTTTGTCTTGGAATGCAAGATAAAGAAAGTCAACATTATATTAAATTGTTGGATGTTCTTAAAACTAATTTTCCTGATTCAAAAGTAAGAATAGATGAGAAGCTAGAAAGAAATGGTTTATATGTTGTTACATGGAATGAAAAATTAGCTGAATTGTGCGACAAATATGTAGGCAGAGGGAGTCATGATAAAAAGCTTCATAACGACGTATTACTTCTTCCCAAAAATCAACAAAAACTAATACTTGGAGCATATCTAGACGGAGATGGATGTTCTATCAAAAAAAGAACTACGAAAAATGGACAATCTTCAGGACAGGGAGCAATGCAAGCATCTTCTGCATCAGTTGATCTTCTTTCTGGAATGCGTATTATATGTATGAGACTTGGCGTTTCTGCCTGTTTGTCTAAACACGAAAGAACAGCTTCTAGTTCTACGGTTATGGATCAAAGTACACAATATGTTGAATATATGTTATATATGACAAATGGGATTAGCACTGTTCTTCATAAATACAGTTCTAAAGCACATAACAATTTAAAAGCTATTAGAACTAAATCAGATTCATTTATATATGACTGCTACATGGCTCATAAAATTAAAAATGTAGAGATTATATCCAATGAAGAAACAACATATTATGTACAAGTAGGTAAATTAGATGATAAAAATAGCGATCACAGCTATATAATTAATGACATAGCTACGCACAACTGCTCAGTAACCTCTTCTATGTGCAGCATTTGCCACAATTGTGCATCTGTAGCTGACGAATATTGCGATTGCGTGAAACATAGAAAAAACAAAAAGTTTAGCGGAAAACAAAAATGTTTATACCATGACAGTCCTATCAAAATAGAAGGACACGAAGATACATGTCCTATATGCGGATCTACATCAAAAGATAGTAAAACTAACGAACATAAAGAAGCTCAGATATATGAGCATAACTTTGGTATCAAATTTATCGAAGATTCATTCGTAGTAAATCCTGCTTGTCATGATTGTTTAGTTCAAGAGATATTTAATAAAACAGGTATGGAACAGAAAGTTGCATCTCTCAAAAATAGAATTGTTAAAATGGCTGAAAGTCAAGCTTGCGATTCAGGGGCTTGTTCTATAGACGGTCAAATGAAAAAAGTTGCTGGGAAACAAGAGTTAGATGAGCTTGTTACTGCAATGGATATTGTTGAGAAAGTAGCTAAATCGTTAATGGCTCAAAAAGAATATGTTTCTATGGAATATGTTAGTGATTTAGTAAAAACTTTAGCTGAGATGCAATCTATCTCTGATGAACTTACAGAAATGGGTTATGGACAGATCCCTTCTCCACAACTAACTGGAGCAGAATCTATAGAGCTTCCAAAAGAGGGAGCAGAGCCATTTGGTGCTGAACAACAGCCACTTCCTGGGGCTGAGCCTCTCCAACCAACTGCTCCAAGACAACCTTCTGGAACGCAACAATCTGACATGAGTGGGCTTGGAACTGTAACCGTTCCAAAAATATCAAGAAAAAAAGAGGACTTTTTAAAACATTCTCAAATATTAATAGAGAAGTTTAATAAACTAAGTGAAAATCTTACAAATATATCTCAAGATATGTTATCAAATAAGGAGTTAAATATGGCCGACACCAAGGACAGTCAAAGTAAAGATATAGAAAAGACTGCTGGAGCAACAGATGTTATTACCGAGAAGCAACTACCAGACAAGGATACAGGGGCTGGGCAGCAATGGCAAGAAAACCTTGACGTTACCACCGAGAAACAACTCAATGATCCTAATAAACATAAAGATGCTGGCTTGACAGGTAAATTGCCTAGCCCACAAGAACGTACTGGATCTTATGAAGTTATTACCGAAAAGCAATTCAATAGCGTTACTGCTGATTATGTTGCTCGTTGGGGAGACTATCCAGAAGTTATCACTGAAAAGCAATGGACCGAAATGAGTCGTTTAGTTGGTTCTGAACTTAGTAAGGATCAAGATGATATTATAACAGAAAAACAAATGGGCGACTTCCTATCTCATCACAGATATACAGATTGGAACGTTGTCACTGAAAAACAGCTTCCTCAACAGGATGGTGATCTTGCTCGTTGGGCATATACGTTCGATCCAACAAAGGTTGTCAAATTAGCTATGGACTCTGTTTCTGATACAATCGCTTTCTACAATAAGACTCCTGCTGAAGTAATGAAAGCATCAGCTTTTATCAATGATCCTAAAAATATCAATAAAGCAGCAATGCTTGTTCTTGTTAACGCTATGCCAAACAAGAAAGAAACTATTGCAGCAGAAAAAAGTAAATATAATTACTTCTCTAAACTTGCATCGTCAAGCGTAGAGACTCCAAATGCAGTTGACGCTTTAATTGCAAGCATGAGTAGCAACCTTAAAGATATTAGTGCCGATGACCTCATTGAAGGTTCTAAGCATGTCCTTTCTAGCGAAAAAGGTTTAAAGCAGGCTGAAGAATCTGCTAAAATTAAACTTGCTAATGGACCTTCAGTTGATGAAGTTGTATCCAAAACAGCACAGTTCGATTCAGCTATTAACGAACTTGGTAGAGAAGAAGATGGTCTTTACCAGATTAAAGCTTCTATCAGCGAGATCGGAGCAGATATAACAAATAAGAAAGCGTTTGTAGAAGCAACTCATAAGTTTGCAGACAAGCAGATTGATGACAGCGATCTTAAAACAGCTATTACAAATATAGATGTCGATGAAAAGGCTGGAATCGTAGTTGCAACCGTTAAAGATATTAATGCTTTGACTGAAGAAGAAAAAACATCTGTTGCTCAATTTAAAATTGATTCACCTAAAAAACCTAATCCTTTCCTTCCTGACAAAAAAGTTGAAGAAGAGGAAGTTGTTGATTCCTCTGATCCCGTTTTGGCAAGTAGACAAGCTAGAAGAAATAATTGGATAGAAGAAGATGATACTGCGAATTTAGCAGACAGCACTATTAATCAACTTGAGTTAGATGAAACTGGCAAACCAAAACCACGTTCTCGAAGACTTGAAAGAGATTTTCCAGGGTTAGCTAGAGGCGTGAGAAATACTCAAGCCTCTAGACAAGCTAGAAGAAATACTTTGGTTAAAGAAGCTCAAATGATGGGTGGAGAAATGGGTGGGCAAGGTGGAGCAGCACAAGGACCAGGAGCAGGAGCTACGCTTCCTAATGCTGGCGGCGATCCAATGGATCAAGCTCCAATGGAAAGTTTCGAAAATTCTGACCTTGGAGACGATTTGGGTGGAACTGAAGATTTAATGCCTAAACCTCCTGGCTCTGTTTGCCCAGTTTGTACCAGTCAAGATGTCGATATCATCAAAGGTGCTGGTAAATGTAATAATTGTCAATCTGAGTTTGAATATAAAGTTTCTATCAATGTTACTAGATGGGCTGATGTCCTAGGTGACAGTCAAGATGATGGGATAGAAGAGGATAGCCCAATCGAAGGAGAAGGCTTTGAACTCCCAGAACCTGGTGCTATGGAAGAACCTGTAGCTGAAACTGCTGGAATGCCAGCAATGGCAAACACAAACTTTGCTGCAATGGCTAAAATAACCAAAGAAGCAGCAACTAAGATTTCCGAAGCAGGCATTGAGCTAGGTTCAGTCAGTCCTTTCACTGGAACAACTCAAACTGTCAAATTGGCTGATGGCGAAAGAAAATGCCTAGATACTGGTTTATCTTATAAAGTATCTTACGCAATTAATAAAAATAAACCAGAAGTAATCTATGCTCAATGGGAATGGAACCCAACAGCATTAGACTTCGAATGTAACGATTGCTCAAGAAAGAAAGATATGTTCATTAAAGCTCTTGCATCAAGCGATATCACAGAAGCTGGATTTGATGCTTTGAGTCCTAAAGAAAAGGGTAATGTCATTCTTGCTATGAAGAAATCTGGACTTACAAAAACAGCAAGTTCTGCTAAATCTGCAATAAGCATTTATAAACAGTCTCTTGGTCCTGTCAAAGATTTCCCAGAAGAAATTTGCAAAGAAAGAATTGCACGAAGATACGGTCTTGATGCTGTAGCTCTGAGCGGGCCTTACGAAGGCGAACTTCTTTGTGACGCAATCTGCAAATCTCTTAAGAAAGCAGAAGTTTATTCAAATTACCTCGCTATCAAAGTTGCTGACATTTGGTGCGATAAGAGCGGAACCGAAGAATGCATAGAAGATTATGTAAGAGAAGGTTTCCAATTGAAACAAGCTTCAACAATTTGTCAAACAATGAAAGCTAAATACGCTCAGTTCGATGACATCGTTTCCGACGAGATCGGCGATATGGTTGAAGAAGACGAAGGTTTCAACGGTCCTGAAGATGAATTTGACGGTGGCGGTGACTTTGATGGCGATTTCGATCCGTTTGAAGGCGAAGGCGAAGATGGCGGTGAAGCTACCGTTACTATCGAACTTCCAATAGAAGTCGCAGAACAAGTCGCAGAAGCAGTTGAAATTGCTACTGGAGGAGGCGATGAAATCGATGGAATCGATGATGGAATTGATGAAGGCGTTGAAGTTGACGTTGAAATCGAAGGACCAGAAGGAATTGATGGAGCAGACGATATCGTTGAAGACGCAACTGATGAGATCGTAGATGATGTAACTGATGGCGTTATCGGCGACGAGATCATTGACGAGATCGATGACGAAGAGGCTCTTGAAGGCGAAATTATCGAAGGCGAAGAAAAAGACATGTCTGCTGGCGGCGAAGTTTGTCCTCATTGCGGCGAAACAAAATCAATGGAACCTGGATGCTGCGGTGGCGAAACAAAACCTATGGAAATGGGTTCAGATAATGCTGAAGCACCTGTCGAAACCTCAGATAATGTTGCTCCAGTCGAAGACGAATTAAAAAATTGTGAAAATAATAGAGGAACTGAAGAGCATATAGAGAATATACAAGAAAGACAGTTCAAAGAAGGTGACCCACGAACTGTCGCAGACACAGACGAAGACATTGTAAGGGAATCGAATCAAATGAGTAAAGGACACATTAATAAGACAAACGAGATCAACATGGACCTTTCGGGCGTTCTTGCTGTTCTCAACAAATCAGCCGATAAAATTGGTCTTCAGAATGCTCAAGATACTGCAAAAGACTATTCTGGAAATTCAACGATTGGCGATGAGTCTTCATTTACTGCCGATAAACCTTCTGCACCAACTGGAACTGCAACAATGGGCGATGAATCGTCAGATTTGCAGAAACTAGATAATGCTTCCGCTCCTACGAAAGACGACAGGATTGGCGGCGAAAAAGATGATCCTACTTTAAAGCCTGAGCTTGATAATAAAGCAACTGGCGGCGAAGAGGGTGCAGGAAATGCAAAAGCAGCATCTACAAAAGATAGAGTTCACGCTCTTGCCGACACGCTTGTAAAAAATGCTGATGAAAAGAAAGTCAAAAGAGAACAAGTTCAAGACGACGAAGATGTAAAGCCTTACAGCGGAGACAGCTTCATCGGAAATGAAAAAGAATCTATTGGCGACATCCCTGAAGCAAAAACTACACCAGATGGAATTCCAGAAGACAATGATTTTATAGGTAACGAACAGGAATCTATTGGCGACAAGCCAGATCCTGTTAAAGATACACCAGATATTCCTACGAAAGATGATCGAATTGGCGGCGAAAAAGATAATGAAAAAATCGCCCCAGAAAAAGAAGATCAAATGACGGGGAAAATTGATAGCGGAGCACTTGCGAGTAGCAAGGAAGATTCCAAAGTAACTAAAGAAGCATACGCATTAGCTGGTAGAATGCTGCAAAGCGGACTCATTGAAGTCGGCCAGCTTGCAACTAAGGTAGCAGAACTTTCTGCTTATCAGCCAAGTCAATTGGCTGACCTTGAAAAAGGTATGTTTGTGAAAAAAGGACTCGACGCTTCGTCTGACGGATTAGAAGGGCCAGCCGTACTTATCTCTGAGACTAGTACAGAAAAACGAGCACAATCAGAACATGTCAATCCACAAGATGAATTGACAGGTAAACTGCAAGGCTTGTTCAGTCTAGATATAAGAAACAAAGAGGCCGATAGTATTCCAGACACAGAACTCCGTCAAAAGTACGGAAGATAAAACAAAAGATAAAAGGAGATTAACATGGCTTTAATACCTGTTCAACACGTAGTTGCAGATCAGTTCAATGTAGACCCAGATTGGGACTTCTCAACTAATGGTACAATCGAAGCTGGTCAATGCGTCGAACTCAGTACAACTGGATTCATTCAGTTGGTAGACACCGCTGGAGATAGAGTTCTTGGCATCGCTGGCGATAACCTTATGAATGCTGGAGGCGGTACACCTTACTCTACTAACCTTGTAATTGGTGCTGGCGGAAATAGAACGACTTCGACTCAGAATAGAGTCTCTGACTTTTTCGATGAGACAGTCGCATCTGCTCTGCTTACCGTTTATACAGGCGGTGGACGTTTCTTGAGCGACCAGTATGCAGACCTATCGTACACGACTAACGATCCGCTTTATTCAGACGCAAATGGTGATATTAGTAATGCAAGTGCTGGTTCTGCTGTCGTTATGGGTGTTTGCGTAACTGTTCCTGGTGCATACCCAAGTGGAGTACCTGGCACAGACGTATCCGGTTCAATCACTCTTGGTAACTACCTTGAGTTCATTCTTGTTCACTAAAAGCAGTTAAGTAGTTAAATAGTATTTATTAACATCGAGTACTTTAAAATTTCAAGGAATATTTAAAGACAGATATAAAAAGGAGATTAAAATGGCTTTAGCAAAAAATTCACTTACTGATTCGCAAAAAGAAGAAATTATTGCACAGGCTTTGAACACCGATGAAGGTAGAGTTGCCTTGGCACAAGCTATGGTAGAACCTATCAGACGTTCATTGGAGTATCAAGCTGTTGGACGTAAGCTTCTGATGGTTGACGAACTTCCACAGGGCGCACTTGCTCGTTACGAACGTGACGTTGCTGCAATCGCACATGTTATTGCTCGTAGAGGTGCTGTACCAGATCAGATCCAAGAAGGAGAAGAAATTCTCGTTCCTACGTTCGAGATCGCTGCTCACCCAACCGTTAGACTGTCTGAAATCAAGGCACGTAGATTCTACATTGTAGACCGTGCTCAGATCAAGGCTAAAGAAGCTATCCAGAAGGAAGAAGATACGAACATCTTCGCAGCATTGACAGCAGCCGCAAATACGCTGGGTACACAAGTCGTAACCAACGTTGGTACGCTGACAACCGCTTCGTTGAACACCGCGTTCCGTCTGATCGAACAGCATGACCTTGTTGCTACGAAGATCGTTCTTCATGCTAACCAGTATGCTTCAATCAGAACCTTCGGTAAAGATTTCTACGACGAGGCAACGACTCGTGAAATCATCACCACTGGCCTTTATGGTCACCTGTGGACAGCCGATATCCATGTCTCTTCAAGAATGGAAACTGACGAAATTCTGGTAGTCGCTTCGCCAGATACCGTTGGAGCATTCCCAATTAGACAAGATATCACAGTACTGCCTGCTGATGATCCTAAAAAATTGAGACTGGGCTGGGTTATCTACGAAGAAGTTGGTATAGTTGTAATCAATGATTACGCTGTCTCACTGATTCAGGTAACTACTGCTGCTGGTTCTTAATAGTCGTTATAAGTTTAGAAGGGCAAGTCATTTATGTCTTGCCCTTCTTTTTATATACATTTTTATTAATCCGATTTTTATAACATACGAAGAGGTTTATAATAAGTAGTAGTAAAAATATTTTAAATTTTCTTTAAAGAAATCCTTCTGATTTGCCGATATGTATGTGAGAGATAAGATATATCTTAAAACAGAAAGGAATAAGAATATGAGAGAACAACCCCACTATACAAATTTATTGACAGAAGAGTTTTTCACAGAACATTATATACGAGGAAGAATGTCATATCCAAAGATAAGAGAAATGCTGTTAAAACAAGGATATAATGTTCACGTAGGTACATTATATAATTATGCTAAGAAATTAGGTATAGGTAGAAACAGGTCAGAAGCAAAAAGAAATAGAGAAGAAAATCCACTTGATTGGTCTATAAGTTATATGACAGAAAGCATCATTGAAGCCATTGATGGGTTTTTATTGGGAGATGGATCAATTCATAAACCTCAAACTACAGGAACTCTAGACATTACAAGACTAGCTTGTGGTGTACAATATGAAGAGTTCTGCAATTATATGATGAAATGGTTCTCATCGTATAATTCATATTGTAAAGAATATAGGAGTTCAAGCATGTCCTCTGGTTTTGTTTGGATGGGAAGAACTAAATTTCATCCTGATTTATATGCACAGCACAACCGCTGGTATCATAAAAGCGAGAAAACAGGAAAATGGCTAAAACAACCACCAGATGATGTAAGAATAACTCCTAAATCTGTAATGTTATGGTACTTAGGAGACGGATCTTGTGTGCAAAAGAATAATACTGTAGTTATTCGTTTATCAACTGATGGATTCGATAAAGAAAGAGTTGAGTTTTTAGCTGATAAAATGAAAGAAAAGGGTATAGATTGTTATAGAAATGGAGACAATCGTATACAGATTAAAACAACTGCTGTCCCTGCCTTCTTTAAGTTCATTGGAAAAAAGTCTCCCGTTAAATGTTATGATTATAAATTTGATTTACCTGAATGGAGATTTGAAGCAAAAAGAATGAAAGCTGTTGCTGACGAGTTAGGCATTGACTATCAACAATTAGCTCATTTAGTTAAGATCGGTAAGATCCCTTGTTATAGGATTAGTGAGAAGGGTAGACCTAGATTTCTACCTGAGCATATAGAAGTTGTAAAGAAAGCATTTAGCTTATAAGGAAACAAGAATGTCAAGAAAAATATTTAATTACGAATCTGTCATATTAGTTAATGAGACTATAAAAGAATATGGCTACAATCCAGATAAATACGGAAAAGCTTCTGCCAAATTCATTATATGCTCATGCCGTTACTGCGGAGAACCTCATAAGATACGAAAAGGGTTTTATAACAAGTCTGGGTCTGCATGTCATAAGCAATGTAAAATAGAAGAGATGAAGCAGCAGAAGTCTCCTTTTTTAGATATTAAGGTTAGGGAGAAGGCTAAGAAGACTAATTTTGAGAGATATGGATTTGAGCAGGCAAGTAGTAATAAGGATATAGGGAAGAAGATATCTCTTTCTAAGTTGACTGAGGACTATAAAAACATTGATCTTACGGTACAAGATGAGAAATCTTTAAAGAAAAACCTTAGAAAGATAAATAAGCAGAGAAAGTTAATTGTAGAGACAATAAGGGAATTTTATTTTGGCGAAATCTTAGTTAAAGCTGGAAAAATCATATCTCCTTATAAGTTAGACATATATTTACCTGAGAATAAGTTTGCTATTGAGTTTAATGGCAGTTATTGGCATTCAGAGGCTGTTTTAGATGTTAAAGATGCTAGAAGGAAGCATATTAACAAGACTAAGATGTGTAGAGAGAGAGGAATTCGTTTATTTCATATCTTTGAGTATCAGTGGGAGACTCGTTCTAAGCAGCTTTTAAACTTTATAAGGACAATACTGAATAAAAACGCTGTTAAGGTCGCAGGGAGGAAGTGTGAGGTCTCCAGCGACCCTTGTAAGGAGTTCTTCAATGCTAATCATATACAGGGATATGGTCAAGGAACTAAAAAGTTTTTTAATCTTGTTTATAAGGGAAAGATAGTTGCATCTATGACAGCATCTAGACATCATAGACAGGGATCTGATAGTAAATCTATCGTTTTGAATAGGTTATGTTTTGATAGTGGGGTTAATGTACAGGGTGGATCTAGTAAGTTGTTTAAATATTTTAAGGAGTGGGCTAAGAATGAGGGATATGACAAGATTATATCTTGGTCTGACAATTGTTGGACTGAGGGGAATATTTATGGGGTTTTGGGATTTGATTTGGTAAGTGAGTCTGCTCCTGATTATTTTTATTGGGATATTAAAACTAAGAAATACATATCTAAGCAGAGTCAGAAGAAGTCTAATAGCGGATGTCCCAAAGAGATAACTGAGAGGGAGTGGAGTAAAGATAAAGGACTTTTCAGAATTTATGACTGTGGGAAGAAATTATTTGAATATAATTTATAAAGGAGTTGTATAATTTTTGCGAAATATAAATATAAAATAGCTCTAACAGTCATCAGACTGTAACCATAGAGGTAGTCATAGGAAAGAAAGGTAAGTCATTTTGGCTTGCTTTTCTTTTTTTGTGAAGGTTTTTCTTATTTTTTGCGAAATATATAATAGAACCTTACAGAAAAGGAAGTGTTATGAAAATTATAGAAACAAGCAGTTATAGACGTTCAAAGAGAATCAAGAGAGCTATAGATGAAAATTTAGGATATGAAAGAGATTTCGCTGATATAAAGGTGAAGATCGAGAATGCTGCTGGTACAGTTCGTTATGGAATAGACCCAGACGGAAACGAATGGAGAACAGAATTCGAATATGACTATGGATTCGTAACAAAGTTAATAGGAGATGACGGTGATGGATTGGATGTATATCTTGGTCCTGATGAAGAAGCAGAAAATGCATATTCTGTTACTCAAGTAGATAAAGAGACAGGTGACTTTGATGAGTTGAAAATTATGTTAGGGTTCGATTCAGAAAAAGACGCAAAAGAAGCATATCTAAAGCATTATGATTCTCCTGATTTTTTTGGTGGAATAACAACAATATCAATGGATGAATTTAAAAAAGCCATAAATGGAAAAGGAGAGAAGGTTCCTCTGACTTGGAAGAAAAAAGATTTAGACTAATTTTAAAATACTATGCTCTATTTTCTGTTCTACCACCAGCACTTATCCTTAAATGCAACAATCCAGATAAATTGTCTGAGACAGTAAAACTTAACTCATCATCATTTTCTGGTTTCAATAATAAAGGCTCCATATGCTGAGATCTTAATGTCACCCATGTATTAGTTCCATCACTACCACTTCCAGCAATAATTGTACCTGGTAATTGCATGAAATCCATCAAAGATAGTACAGTTTGCGTAAATAAAGTTTTTCCGTCTTGTACCCGTTGATAGTTTAAACCTACAGTCAGTGTAACTCCTAAAAACTTGTCATAAGCAAGATAAGGCATTGTTGCATCTGCTAATGTTCCAGTAATAGCGTCTGCTACTGAAATTGTAAACTCATCGACATGGAACCAAGTATCTTTATCAGCATTGACTACAAACTTAATTGAACCTCCTGTTTCTTGGAATTGTATATCATCCATGTAAAAATCTGGTGCAGCACCTGATTTAGTAATTGCTTCTATTCTTATTGCATCTATGGTTCCAGAGGTTAATCCCATGTCAGTAAGGGGAATGGATATCAAGTGCCATGTATTAAACGTAGAGAAGCTAAAATAATCTTCTAAAAATACTGCTGTACCTACTTGTGCTACTGTTCCTGTATCCCATCCATATACTGAGTATGAATCACCTGCTGCCCAGTTATTAATAACTTTTATCCATATGGTTAATGCGGTATATGATGATACCGTAAGATTAGACCCTTTATCTATTTGCATAACATTACCAACTGCTGCTGCATTTGTGCGTATTACATTTGTGCCTCCATGAGCGGCAGGTGGTGCTCCAGCAGCATAATTAAATGTATATTTAACACCTGATATAGATGATGCTGTCCAATATACATCGTCTATCCCATTCCCATTATGAACGTTTTCTGGAGTACCTGAGAATGATGCGTCTTGGTTCATATCTGAGCCATAAGTTGTATCAGAGAAAAACTTTATAGTATTCTCATATGTTTTTAAAACACGAGTGGCTACGACTAGGGCATTTTCTTCTTCTCCATCAACAACACAAGCTTTGCGTCCTGTCAATGGGTCTGTAATGTGTACTTTTATAGACATAGATTATTCCCTGTCAATAAAATAGAAAACAACTGTTCCCCTAAGAGCGACAGATCCTGCAACACAATATATGGTAAAAACTTGGTTTTTGGGAATTATAATATCTTGTTCTGCATTAAAATTAACTGTTGCCGCACTAGTTAGCCATAACTTTTGTATTGTAGTACCTCCAGATACCCCTGTTATGTCTACTGCCGCATCAGCAGTTCTAGAAAGACAAATAACATCTGCTATGTTTCCTGATCCAGCGTTTAGATTTGCTGGTGTAATGGTTTCTGAACTTGCTCCTCCTGCTGTCCCAACTATATCGCCAAGCTTATAATAGACCTGTTCTGCTGAAGGAGTTTGCCACCAAACTCCTTCTATGACCATATCTTTATCGCTTGTGTTTTTTAGATAGAAAATTACGTCGTCTGCTCCTGCTGGAGTAGCTGCAAAAAGAGCGTTAAAAGATAATCCATGTTCATGATTAGCTTCATGCTCTGCCGTTACAATTGATGATAACGTACTCATTTGACCTTCAGAATTAACTTTTACAGTTCTTCCAGTCCCGCCACCGTCTTCTATTTGAATTCCCACTATATCTCCTTATGTTGCATGTAATTCATAATACATTACATTTACTCTAATAATATCTCCTGCTGTTGCCGAATTTGCCAAAATCATCATTGTATTATTGGGTCCAATTATTAATGCATCATCGTATTCGTAAGTAAAAGTAGGTTGAGCTTGCCATCCAAGACGAATGTCAGCGAGTTCTATCCCTTCTGTCGCAAAAGTAATTGGTGTCGCTCCGTTATTAGTATCTTTAACTGTCGATGCTATAGCGTTTGCTGATCCAAAATTAAAATTTGTTGGTGTAGTATCGACTCCTCCTGCTAATGTTGTTGGATTCCCAAAAACTTCGAATTTAGTTTCGCCAGCAGAGTTTGTGCTAAAAACTATTTTTCTTATAGCAATACCTTTTGCTTTTCCTGTATACGTAAAATATCCAACAACTTCATTTGTAGCGTTTACTTGCTGGATGTGTCTCCAATACGTATTAAAAGCGTTTTCATGTTCAAGACTATGATGAAAAATATGAGAGCGGTTATCATTTTGTGTTCTTAGCCTGTTTTCATCGTCTACTGCTGCGAGGAAACCGTTCCCTGTCCCATCTTTAATAAAAGTTGACATATTAGCTCCCTTACTCCATTTCCTTCATTATAAACGACAATCTTGTATATAAAATTCCATTGGTTTGATCTCCGACGTAAGATAACTCCATTGTTCGGTTTGGTCCTATAATTACTGCTCCCTCTTTATTAAAAGCGTGCATATCTCCTTCTGCCTTTGTATACCATCTATCTATTTCGGTAGCCGTTCCAGCAAGTGTTGGAGCACCTTGATAAGCTGTAACTTCTGCATCATTTCCAGATCCAGCAAACACATTAACAGGAGTTGTCACGCTACCTCCTGATGAATAAGTTCTGCCTAAAGCGATTCTATAATAATTACTAACATTTGGGAATGCAGTTCCACCAGAACTATCTATAATTTGATGTCTTATATATGTTATAACCATATTTCTAGTTGATGATGTATTTTTAAAATGCAATCCGACTACGGTTGCCGCAGCGAGATTTGCAACTCCTATGCACTGATAGGCTTGTTGATCGTTTAGACTTATAAGGTGTTGTATAGACTCACTCTCTGCATTAACCCATAATCTTTTATTACTGTTAACTTTAGCTAAAAAGCCTTTACCAGTTCCATCTCTTAAAAAATCTGACATTAGCCTACCTCTTGGTTAGTAATTATATTATCTGTTATTAAACTTAAATGAAGATTCATTTTTTTCAATTCTTTCAGTATGGACTCAAGCGTTTGTTGAGTGTTTTGGTCTGAAGTAATAGATTGTGGTCTATTGCCTTCTGTTTCTTGCGGTAATGGTGTATAGCTCATAGTATCAATTAAACATTATATTGAAAAATCCTTTAAATTATTCTCCATTCTGATCCATCGCATACAACATGTATAGTTTGATTTTCTGTTGCAACAATAATTATGTCCCATCCATCTATCTCGTCGTTTTCATTTCCGTCTATATTTACATTATTGCTGCTAGAGTCTATTTTTTTAATAAAGAAGTCTTTACCTTCCGAAGAAGCGACTGGTGGAAGAGTTATAGTCATAACTCCGGATGAAGCGTCACATAGAATAACTCGATCAGTTGAAGTTGCTGTATAGTCTCCCGTTATTGGGTTTGTAGTTATCGCCAGTATTGGAGCCCCACCAGGAAAATTGATCCAAGACGTAGTTCCCGTATCATATTTAAGGATATCTCCGTTAGCTAAAGCTACAAGAGTTACGTCTGCAAGTTCTGAAATCTCGTCTACTATTCTAAGTGCACTTGGCATTATTCACCTATATAAAAAACAAATACTTAACATTAAATTCAATAAACTAGTGCAATTATCCTTTTTTAGAAAGGTTAATTAATTGATTTCGAACAAAATTTGGTGTATATTTTGATTTGTTGTTTTTGTTTTTTTGAATTAGAATTAAAGCTAGACCAGCAGCAATGCTTAAAGATGCTGTTTTTTCATCGGCAATAATATATTTATTATTCAGATATGTCGTATAATTATTATTTACTGCTATGACTAGTTTATCATTTTTATTTTTTATAGAAATGGTTTCAGCTTGTTCTGAGTCTATTATAGTGATATGTGGATTATCTTCCCATGCTTTTGAGATGTTAGATCTATGGACGAATACGCAAAGATTCATCATATATGCTTTTCTTAGGACTTGTTCTATGTGTGATGATTTCTTTTTAGGTAGAGTAGTTAATATAGCAACATCGACCTTTTGGATCATTGACCATAATATTGAGCTTCCTATCGCACTAACTGAGCTATGCTTTTTCTCGTTTATAGCTTTGACGTAGAACGCTTTAGATTTTGGAACTAATCCTTTTATTCCTTTGGGATTATTAGACGCTAGTATGCCAGCGTACATTGTTGCTATTCCAAGATTATCTTCTGTCATATTTGTTTTTTCTATGAAAACCTCTGTGTCTGATGGTTCTGTCAGATCTTTATGAGAAGGTAATCCGCTGCTTATTACAGAGAATGATGTTCTATATCCTGTACATTTACCTTCTATGCCAAAAGAAAGTGCCGAGTAGGATGTTGGTTTAATTTTTGAGACTGTCTTTTTTGGTTTTGTATATTCTATTTTTATGTGGTTCATTTTATTAAATTCAATGGTACGGGGAAAATATTACCTTTACCAAATAGTTCAATTTTGGTATTTTGGGGCAAAGTCCTTAGAAAGAAAACATGTTTTCTAAGGAATACGGCTATATGCATTGTAAACGTGTCGTCTGTTATTATGTTGTTGCATCTGTTGACTTCGTCTATTCTTTTGAAAATATCTTCATGATAAGGGATTATCCAAAGTGTACTTTCATTTAGTTCCATTTTTTGTATGATATATCTTTTAAGATTGGTATTAGACAGATAGAGACCTGTCTTATCTTTTTTTGTTTTGGTTTTTGGGTGATAATAGAAATCGTATGATTCGCCACGCCATTTTAATTGAGCTAAGCTAAAATATACTTGGAAGATATTTTTGTTTGTTTTTTTATTCCCGTGGAGTATTTCTAACGCTTTTTTATCATTAGAGTGTCCAAACCCAACTTTCTCTTTAGCCTCTACTTTGATAGAGCTAGAAGGATCAAAATTGATTAGTCTATCGTATGTTTTTTCAGTGGCTTTTCTGAATTTAGCTTTGGTGAAGACGTTTCTGATCTTTTTGTTATATTTAAAGATAGAACGTATTTTCTCGTTTTTAACAACGCAATCTATTTTGACATTTTCGTTTTCAGCCTTTAATGCTTTAACGATAGGCGTTGAGACAAAGCAGTCACAATAGTTTCCAAGATTAATAATAAGTATTTCCATTTTATGCAAAATCGTCTGGCAACAAATTCCCTTCGTTTCCCGATCCTCCCCCTGTTCCTTTAACATCGATCTCTATTGCATCGTAATGACCATCAACTCCTCCATCGCTTCCGCTTAGATAGCTATCGACTGGACCGTCTACGAGAATGTCATCCAGAGATTGATCTTTCATAGCTTGTCTCTTTTGTTGTTCTGCGAGGTTTTGTTGGGTAATCTTGTTTATTTCGCTTTCTGTTATTATTTGCAATTTGCCTTTTCTTAGCAATTTATCAATATTTGGTTTTTGTAATACATCTTTGCCATATTTTTCAAAAAGGTCATCGATTGAGATAAAGTGGGCTGGCCCTTTGAATGTTATATCTATATCAGCAATATGCATATATCCTTTTGATGTGCTTCTTATATAAGATTTTCCATTATCTTGCCTTAACATCTTCTTCGTCATAGTTTTAGCTAAAGATCCTACAATATCTAATACATCCTTCTTTGTAGTTTCTATGGCTTTAGTTACATATATAACTCTTTCGTTCCCGATAAGCTGTTTAATCGTTTCTGTTTCTGAAAAACTACAATGTCTACATCCTGTATCAGTATAAATGTCCAAGCAGTGATCTTTCATGTTTAAAAAAACTATCATAATTATTTCCTTTGGTTCAGACTACTATATATCGACAAAAAAGCTCTATCTATATAACAGACAGAGCTTTTGATTAAACAATTTTCTTTGTTTTAGTCTTTCTTTTTTAGTTTAGTCTCCATCTTGTCAAGTTCTTCATAATAGTTGGAAAACTCTTCCAAATGATCCATTGCTATCTCTCTAGCTAAAGATCTATCGCTGGTATGCTCAAGTTCTATTTCTATTCCTTTTTGCAATTGTTCTTCTGGAAAATCTGAAGGCTTTTTGCCGCTAGACCTTCCTTTGGGGATTTTCTCTTTAAAACTTTGAGTCTCGATAATTTTCATTTAGAATCCTTCGTCTCGACGTTGATCGAATTCAAAATCTCCTCTACGATCTTCATCTGAGTATGTATCCATTCCTGCCTCGTTTATTTCTTTTTGGTACTCTCGTTCTACTATTCCAAAATATTGTGGGTTTAATTCTCCAACGAGTTGACCTCCAACCAAGAAAGTGACTTTTTTGATAGTTCTTTCGTCTGCACTTTCAGGGGGATAGGAGGTTTCAACTGGACCACCTGGTCTGCCTGGGTCATTATACCCAGAGCTTGCGAAATCAATTATCATTTCTGCATCGCCTCCTCTTATCGTATCAAGGTCTAGGACGCTAAGTATCGCCGCAGACATTTCTCCTGAGATATCTTTGTCGTAAGACATATCATAGATTTCTTCCATCTCTCCGACATCAAGACTGACTATGAGTTCACTAGGAGAATCTGTCCATCTACTCTGTTGAGCTATCGTGTATTTTGCTGTTTTTATAATTTTCATTTATTTGCCTTTACCTTTTATTTAGTTAAAACTCTCACGCCCTGGTTCATCGTAAACTCCGTAATCACCAAAATCTTTATAATCACCATCAACGTCTGATGGATCTTGAAGATAACTATAAAGAACTGAATCTCCTAAAAGTTCTTTTTTGACAGCTTCGTACTCTTTAGTGCCAGGAAGTATAGGAAATTCAGCATTTTCATCTTCTGCGTTGAAGAGTCTAGTTAATTCTATACCTTCTATTTCCGTTCCTCCTCTAAACCCTACTTCTGGCTCTGATTCTTGATAATAAGTATCTGAAATGTACCCCTCGACATAATATTTTTGATCTCCTAATTGGAATTCCTCAAACTCGAAGTTTCCATAACTTTGATTCGCCGTTTTTTTAATATATTTTGCTGTTTTAATAATTTTCATTTTTATCCTCTAAAAAGCCATTTATCTTGTGGTGTGTTAGGGTCGTTTTGATCTCTCGTATCCCATTTGAGATCTCGCAATATCCTATTGAGTGATTTTTCGTATGCTTGAAGCACTTCATTGATGCTCCATATACTTCGTTCTTCCAGTTCGTCATTTCTCAAAATTTGAAGAGATTGATCTCCTGCGAGAGTTTGTGAAATGTAATCGCTTCCATAGTAGTCCTGCCCTTCTGTTGCTCCTCCTTGCTGTGACAGATTTATAATTTCTGCTTCTAGATCGCCTATACTTGTAACGTGTGCTTTCATCTGTTTTAATTCTTTTGCAAAATCTGTTTCTATCTCTTGAACAGTTTTGTAAATCTGAGAGTAGTAATAATAACCGTCTTCTTGAGCAGTTTTAATATTTTTTTTACTAGACGCAATCCCCATCTGTCTATCTTTTCGTAATCCTTCATGATAGTCTTCGTTCTCCCCCTCATATCTGTCTTGTTTTATTTGGTACAGCGACATCGATCCTCTTTTTTCTGCTATTTGTTTTATTCGTTGTACAAGACTATCTATTTTGTTTTCCATCTCTGTAGGATCTCTAGGGACGATCCTATCTGTTTGATGTCCACCATTTTCCAGCCATTCCTCTAAAGCAGAATCTACCCCTACATATCCTCCGCTCGTGATTTCGTCTACCCAACTTAAGAGTGTATCCCCACGAACTCCTGGTTCTGGCATATCTATAGATGCATCTTGAGCGTCAGTAAAAGACCAGTTTTGTGATTTTTTATTATATTTTGCTGTTTTAATAACTTTCATTTTACTATCCCATATTAACGGTTATGTCGTAACGATCTAATGGTTGTTCTACGCTCCCTGCTCCAGCAGCAACTAAAACTCCATACATTGTGTTTGGTCTGCCTTTATTGTTTGTAAAATTAATTTCGAATTTCCAAGTCTTTCTTTCTGAAGGCAGAGTTTTGTCGTATTGTCCACTTCCATAATAAGATTCAGTCATATTCCAATCTAAGCCTAACTCATCAAACGCTTTCCAAACCTGGTTTACTCCCTGCCAAGATTCATCACTATAGAATTGTTGAGTAATTGGATGTATTGTTTTGTATATCTGCGTTTTTAATCTTTGTTTTGATATTCCAGCTTCTTGTGCATATTTTTCTGTTTTAATAGATTTTGAACTTCCAAACATATCGTGTGCTCCACCTGGTCTTTCATTCTCATATGCTGCTTGTTCCATTCCCTCTTCTTCTGCACAACCTTTGCACATGTTGGGATCAAAAGATTGTAAATCATCTATGTAATGTACTTTTTTACAGTAATCACATTGTGCCGCATATCCTTCATAAATAGCTTTTTCTGGATTTTCTACAACTTCTGGCATTTTCTTAATAAATTGAGCCGTTCTAATAATTTTCATGATTAAATTCCTATGTAAAATAAGCCCTATATAACACTTTCGTCTTTATACATACCATTCCTCCATTATTTTAAAAAAACAGCACACAAGACAGATACGGATCTCCTATAGGCTATTGTTGAAGAAGATTTAACAGTTAGTCGATATAGATGTATCTTTAACTAATTAACGGAGAATATCATGAATTTTACTATTACTTTTACAGAAAAAGAACTCGAAACAGTACTTATATGTCTAGCAGAACAACCTTATAAAATTGCAGCACCAGTTATACAAAAACTACAAGTTGAAATAAAAAAAACTCAACAAGCTGAAATAAATAAACCAGTTCCTACTGTTGAACAAGACTAATTATTTGCACATCCACTACCTTTTTTTTTAAAAAAAAGAAAGGATATCAATACAAAAGAAGAATATAAAAGATACGCAGAATTATTAAAAGGAGATTAAATGGCTAAATTAACAATAAATATTCCAACAGATAAAGTTACAAGAGTTATAAACGCTTTTTTAGTACAGCCAATACCCCAAATAATAGATCCAGGAAATCCTGGAAATCTTGTAGATGAATATACACCTGAAGAATGGGTTAAAGTCTCAATAATTACCTTTATAAAAAATACAGTAAAAAAATATGATCGAATTGAAGCAGCCAAAATAGTAGATGACCAAAATACTCTAGGCATAACATATGATTAAAGGGAAATTATGAGTTATACACAAAATATAGATATCGGATTAGGGACGAGTAAAACGGGATTAACCCTAGTAGCACAACTAGTAACGTCAGCAGGAGCAGATAGCGGAAGTGCTATCACTACAGGCTTTAGCGAAATAGGAGCAGGAAACTATCTTTGGACTTATGCAGCTTTTGCAGATGATTTCAGAGGTGGAGTTAAATTCTATGAATCAGGCGTTCCAGGGACAGTACTTGCATTCACAAGGATTAATCCAGAAGAATCAGAAAATCCAGATATTAAAACATCTGAAGTACAAACATCAATAAACAATAGTACAATAATGAGCGTAGATGCACTTAAAGATGCATTACTATCTTAATTAAAAAAAAGATAAAGAAGGAATGTTAAAAAATATAACCAATATAAGTATAGATCTTTAAAATAGGAGTTTTTTAAAAATGGCAAATATATTAAAAATAGAATTAACAGACGATCCGTTGGGACGCGGTTATAGTGGCATGTCAGATATAGATGCGGCTAATGATCTGAACACCGCTTATCGTTCGCAAAATAAGTCCTCACTGAGTGGAAATAGTTTATTTACAGCTACTGACTTCACAGAGTTCGCTGGGCTTACAGAAGAGAGACGAAGTCTATGGGTGAGTTGGTGCGGGACTGATCGAGATCCGTTCGATACTGAGAACATTGCGTTTGTCAATTGGATCTTCGGCGGGGCGTCAGCGACTCTCACTGCATTAGCTGCGATTAGGACAGAAAATATTAGCCGGGCAAGTGAACTCGGAATTGGCACAGTTAAAGAAGGATATGTTGCCCTTGCAAGAGGAGGAGTATAATGTTACATAAATATTACAAATTCGTTATCGTTAATAATTCAGGACAGACTGTGACTCATGGTGCAGGAACTGGAGACCTCCTTCTTAGAGTGACAGGTGTATATGTTGTTCCAAGTACTGGTTTGCTGGCCTACGATATTTTTACACCAGATGAGTGCGGTTTTGACGCGACAGATACATGGGCGAATGGCGCTGAAGTTGAATCCTCAGAGATCGACAATGCCACAAATAAGTATATTAATGCTTTAGTAAAAATAGAAGTTGAACATACCCTTGCAGCTACGGCGGAAGGTTCGTTTGATATTTATTATACTGGTGGTGATGCTACTGGAGCCCTTGAAACAGATGCAGATGGCTACAATTCTGCTGAAAGTATGAAGCTGACTTTTATCGGATCTTTGACCTGGCCAACTGGTGTAACTAATAATGAATCACTGCTATCTCCTACATTTACAATTTAATCGCTAAATTAAAAAAGACTTAAAAAAAAACATCATAGAGATTAAATTCTTTATGGTGTTTTTTTTAACTTTTGATGAAATTTAAAGGATTATCCGATAATTAAAATAACTTAAATGAAGAGGAGTTTATATGGGTTATGCAGACACAGCATACGCATACGCAAAGAAGAATGGTTTAACGGCTGAACAGGTCGAGGGGATGTCTTATCGAGACTTTGCGGGGGCATGCGGCGTTAAGGTTGAAGCCAATGGAGATTCGCCATCGGATTTCTTTTACGCTCCAGTGCGTAAACAGGTGACTGGAAGACTCTTCGAAGAAGAGTCCACCACTGCCGCAGAAGCAAGGTTGACCTCGATATTGAACAAAACTAAAGAGCTTCCAGCAGAGAGCAATACAACTGCTGAATTCATTCCAGAGGGTAAGACATCCAAAGGGCCATTTATTGCCATCAGGGAGGTTAAATAATGGCTGCGACTGACAATAAGACCAATTTTTATGTTGGCCTAGATTACGGCGATGACACACATGGCGGATCAAGTGCCGGGGACGTGAAAGAAACGCAAGCCAATTGTTCGTCGAGTGGCGATGGTCTAACCATTACAAATGATAATCTAAGCGGATGGACGAGTTCTGCTGTTGGGGATTTTATCTGTTTTGATACTGCAGGAACAAAAGACTATGCTCGTATCACTAATATTTCGGGAGATGATCTTACAGTCACGCCAGAAGTGGCGTTTTCGGCATCAAGTAAAAATGTAAATGTTGGCGGTGAATGGTTGTTGATAGATCACGCGGTAGGGACGGTACAAAACACGGACTTCCTTAATGCCGATGGCGACCCTATTACAGTATGGGTCAAGGCGGGTGATTATAGTGGTGAACACGCTGGCGGAACAGGCATTCCAACAATCGTCAACGCAGGAACTGCTTTACTACCCATAACGGTTGCGGGGTATAATACGGACGAAGGCGATGGATACGATTATTGGGATACAGATCTCCCGTACATGGATGGGGATAGTCAAACAAACGAAGTAGGCATACGAGCACCGTCCGGTTCGGTGTATTGGATATTCAGGCATATTGTTATTACCGGTTCATCAAGTGGTGCGTTTATCAATAATAATGTTTCAAATTATATCACATGCGAGCATTGCCTGGCGGATGGTAATGACGGCAATGGCTTTTATTCAAACGATTATCTACATGTGATTAACAGCCAAGTATCCAATAATACAGGCTATGCCATTGACGGGGATAACGTCACGCTGGCGGAACAATGTGCCATATTCAGCAACGCCGGAGGTGGGATTCGTGTACAAAATGGATATGCGTATAATAATATATTCTGGGATAACAATGGGCCTGCTTTTTTAGCAACATCTTATGGGGCACTTGCTTTCTGTGGGAATATCGTTGACGGTGGATATGATAATGTCTTCGGTAATGGGGCGAGAACAAATTCCAGCGGAGTAAACCTACTTGATAATACTCCTGGTACTCCATGTCACTTCTATAATAACTTAATTACAAATTGTGATTTAGGCATGTATACAATAGCAAGGTCACCGATATTATTCAGCAAGTACAATAAAGTGGATAGTTGCAATACGGCAGAGTTTTCACCCTTATGGATAATGGGAGAAGGTGACGAAGCGAATGCGGCAGGAGCTCCAGGATTTACAAACGAAGCCGCCGCGAATTTTCAGCCAACAGCATTATCACCTGCTAATGGTGCGGCAGGACCGCTTATAATAGGATTGACAACAATCAATAGAGCCTGCGGCGCAGCCGAGCCAGAGACAGCTGTAGGCGGAGGCACAACAGTAATTCAATCACACAGGAAGGTAAGATAATAACGGCATTAAACGCAAATAACATAGATACACTAATAGAAAGATAAGATAAAAGGAGAAAATTATGAGAGGCGTATATACAGCACACGAAATTATAGCAGCATTAAATCCGACAGCAGGAGATGGAATAATGACACTCGTACCACCAACCGATATGTGTGTCGAAATTCTATCAGCATCAGTTACAAATATGGACACCGACACCGCAGAACAACTCGATGTTGGACTATATCGTATTACAGATACCACAAATCTAGCTGGAAACGCTATAACACCAGAAAAACATGAAGTTGGCGATGTTGCCGCTTCAGCTACCGCTCTCGGGGGAGGCAATGCTGGAATGACTACAGAACCTGATGGATGGGGAAGCGAACCTATAGATAGACAAGGATGGAATAATCTAGGTGGCTATCGTTACGATCCTATTCCCGAAGAACGTCCTATACTTAGCCCAGGCACAGCTACAGGGATTGGACTACGTCTAATGACCGTCCCTTCAGCAGCATTCCAAGCTTCAGTACAAATAGTATTTAGAGAAATAGGTGGATAATCAATAATAATTATGTTTTTTCAAAGAAAAGATCCTAATTAGTTGGGATCTTTTCTTTTATTAAGAGGAAAAGATTTTTATATTTTGAAATATTAGTGTATATATACTTATTTTGCGAAATAATAAATGTTCCAACAAAATCAACATAAAAAGGATAATAATCTTCTTCTATTTTTAAAAAATAGATAGAATTTTTGTTTAAATAAAAAATGAAAAGCATTATCGGTTATTATCGTTTAGGACAAAGCTATCCCAGAACACAACTAAGGGAAGATTATCCTCGTAAAAAACGTACATTTATACCTATAGTTGCAGCACCAGCAGAAGATAAAATAACTTCTTTACCTCTTGATATAGGTGATACTGATGTTAGACTTTCATATTCTACAGGATTTGCTAGAACCTCACAAGAAGCAAGGAATCCTGGATTAAGAGCAGGGTTAGTAGGTCATTGGGATTTCTCTTTAGGTGCAACTGGTGATAGAGCTTATGATGTAAGCGGAAGAGGAAACAACGGAACATTGGTCAATGAGCCGTTATGGGTGCCTGAGGGGATGCTGTTTGATCGAGCGGCAAGCCAGACCGTGACTTTTGGCGATGTAACTATCTTCGATGGGTTATCCGCTTTAACTGTTAGTATATGGGTCAAATGGACAGACGTTGACCCCGATGCATCTCAGATGATTATTGGTAAATCTGGTGCAGCTAATGTTACGTTCTATTGTCAGATGAATAGTTTTAATCAGCTAGCTTGGACGTTTAAAGTTCAAGGCGGTGATACAACAACCTCAGATTCAACTACTCCGGCCTCTTTAAATACTTGGCATCACCTTGTAGGGCAATTTACAGGAACGGAAGTAACGCATTTTGTAGATGGTATTGAAATTGGGTCAGCTAATGCTTTGGTTGGTGTCCTAATGAATTCGCCTTACGAATTTGCTATTGGTTCTAGAGATGGGGTATCGTTATTTTTACCGGGTTCTGTTCGTAATGCTGCCGCATGGAACCGAGTCCTCTCCGCCTCAGAAATCCTCCAACTCTACGAAGACCAACAAGCATTAATAAGAAAACCTACTAAAGTTTACTTCTTTGACGTTGGAGCAGCACCAGAATCTTCATCTAGTTCGTCTAGTACATCTAGCTCTAGTTCATCTAGTACAAGTTCGTCTAGTAGTGATTCATCTAGTTCTAGTAGTACGAGTTCATCTAGTTCGTCTAGTACAAGTTCATCTAGCAGTAAATCGTCTAGCTCATCTAGTACGAGTTCATCTAGTTCGTCTAGTACGAGTTCATCTAGTAGTGATTCGTCTAGTTCTAGTAGTACAAGTTCATCTAGTACGAGTTCATCTAGTAGTACTTCATCTAGTTCTTCTAGTACGAGTTCATCTAGTTCATCTAGTACATCTAGTTCTAGTTCATCTAGTTCATCAGCAGCACCAGCAGAAGATAAAATAACTTCTTTACCTCTTGATGTAGGTGATACTGATACCAAATTAAGTTATTCTACAGGATTTGCTAGGAATTCACAAGAAGCAAGAAACCCTGGATTAAGAGCAGGGTTAGTAGGTCACTGGGATTTCTCCCTTGGAGCCACTGGTGATACCGCTCACGATATTAGTGGAAAAGGGAATAACGGTGGTATCTTAGTTCACGGTTCGCCTGATTTATCTTGGGCTAAAGATGGCATAGATTTCCCGGCCCATGCTTCATCATATGTTGACTTGAACATTCCATCAACAGACCCAATAAATAATTCTGGTCCGTTTACGTGGACTGCTAATATAAGACCTCAAGGAAATCCTCAAAACGGAGAGGGGCGGATATGGAGGTTTAGGAGCAATAGAGAAGGTTATATACTGGACGATGGCACATTTGAGGCTCTAGTTTATATAGGTGGTTCAATACGGACGCCAATAAGCACAGATGTTATTGCAGACAATGAAGAGGGTCATGTTGCACTAGCCTACGATGGAGCGGCGATATATTGGGTAGTCAATGGTATTAAGCAAACTCCAGTTGCTTGTACCGGTGATGTTACTACTGACAATTTTGTATCATTTATTGGAGCCTATGGGCTCAACAACTTCGGTTTTAATGGTATCATTAAAGACGTTGCTATTTGGAATCGCGGGCTTACTCCTTCAGAAATCCAAACGTTATATGAAGATTCTCAAGCATTAATCCGTCGCAGAACTAAAGTTTACTTCTTTGACATTGGAGCAGGAGAATCTTCTTCTAGCTCATCTAGTACAAGTTCTTCTAGTTCATCTAGATCTTCTAGTAGTATTTCATCTAGTTCCTCTAGCAGAAGCAGTTCTTCTATATCTTCTAGCAGCTCTTCTACTTCATCTAGCTCATCTAGCAGAAGTTCATCTAGTACTTCTTCATCTAGTACTTCATCATCTAGTTCATCTTCAGAAGAACAAGTAGCAACATTAGCAACTTTACCTATTGATATAGGAGATACAGATACTAGATTAACTTGGTCAACAGGTTTTGCTAGGAATTCACAAGAAGCAAGAAATCCTGGATTAAGAAGTGGACTTGTCGGTCACTGGGACTTCAGTTTAGGTGCAACAGGATTAACTGCTCATGACGTTAGTGGCAAAGGGAACAACGGCACGCTGACCAATGGGCCGCTGTGGGTGCCGGAGGGGCTGTCTTTTGATGGTACTAACCGTGTTGAGATGTCGGGGACCGAGGATTTTACTGAGGATTTCACCGCCATATCTGTCGCTGTATGGGCAAGGAACGATACGACGGAAATTTCGGGCACGATGTATATAGGAAAGGGCGATGCGATTAACGGCGTTGGGTCTTTTACTATATTTAAGACTGATGCCGAGGCGTGGCAGTTTAGATGTGAATCCAGCTCCTCAGTAGGAACAACAGTAACCTCACCTAGCAATTTCCAGGAGGATCTGCTGTGGCACTTTATTGTCGGCACGTGGGATGGAGCCGTCCTTCGACTTTACTCTGACGGAGTAGAGGTTGGGACATCTGCCCCGGCATATACCGCGGCGTTTCGTAATACGTCGGAAAACATAACACTAGGCGATAGACCGGCTGGCGGCAAAGGGTTGTCGGGTGATATAGGGTCAGGAATTATTTGGAACCGCTCCCTATCCCCATCAGAAATCCAGCAACTCTACGAAGACCAGCAAGCATTAATAAGAAAACCTACTAAAGTTTACTTCTTTGATGTTGGAGGAGAACCTGCTTCTAGCTCATCTTCAAGTACCTCTTCTAGCTCCAGCAGTGCTGTAGGGTCTAGCTCGTCTAGTAGTAAATCATCTAGCTCATCTAGTAGAAGTTCGTCTAGCACAAGCAGTTCATCCAGCAGTAAATCATCTAGCTCATCTAGCAGAAGCAGTTCTAGTACAAGTTCTTCTTCTAGTAGTAAATCATCTAGTTCGTCTAGTAGAAGTTCATCTAGCACAAGTAGTTCTTCTAGTAGTGAATCATCTAGTTCATCTAGTAGAAGTAGTTCTAGCACAAGTAGTTCTTCTAGTAGTGAATCATCTAGTTCGTCTAGTAGAAGTTCATCTAGCACAAGTAGTTCTTCTAGTAGTGAATCATCTAGCTCGTCTAGTAGAAGCAGTTCTAGCACAAGTAGTTCTTCTAGTAGTGAATCATCTAGCTCGTCTAGTAGAAGCAGTTCTAGCACAAGTAGCTCTTCTAGTAGTGAATCATCTAGTTCGTCTAGTAGAAGTTCATCTAGCACAAGT